TGTTGCAACTACTTCAATATCAACATCCCCAGAAACATATCCAATTCCAGATTCAATAACCTTTACTTCACGTAGCATTCCATTTTCAATTATTGGAGTTAAAATACAACCAATTCCAGAAGAGGAAATTATATCAATATCTGGAATAGATGTATAATCTGATCCAACATTATTTACAATTACTTCAACAATTTTTCCCTCAGCAGAAACTATTGGGTTGACTTGAGCATTTTTTCCAGAAAGAACCGATACATTGGGAGTTTTATTAAAATTAATAATATCATTAGTCCCGTATGCAGTTCCTTTATCAGATAAGTGTACTGATGTCAGTTCACCTCTAAAAATTGGTTGAACCTGAACTTCATATGCACCAGATTCAATTCCAGTAACAGTTTCTATACCAACAGGACCTTTAATCGATACTGAAATTGGAGTGTAATTGAAATGATGCGTTCCACTACCAGAAGTATTAAAATCTACATATTGTTTGGTTTCATAGAAGAAAGTTTTATTGTTTACAGATCCAATTTCAGATAATTTAAATTTGTTATTATCAACTACCGTAACATAATAATTATTTCCATTACTTAATCCACCAATGTTTGTAGTCCCAGAAGAATATTGTAATATCTCTCCAGATTTATAATCATGATTTTCTATATTAATAATATTCGAGGAAGTATTAATTCCAGATGAATTAATAGATCTTTTTTTATTTTCATATCCAGATCCACTATTAACAATATTAATAGAATCTACAACTGCCTTTTTAGAAGAACATTCAAGTGTATGTTTTCCTATACCATTAAAAGATAAGGTAACTGTATTAATACCACTAATGGCTTCCCCAACAGTATTATGGAGTTTAATTGTAGTAGCATCAATAACCTCTGCAAAATATGTTGCGTCAGTAGAAAGTCCACCAACTACTTTTTGAGAATTTGGTTTATAAACTAACTGTTCTCCATTTCTAAACTTGTGATAAGTAGAAAATCCAATAGTAGAAAGTGTAACCCCTAAACCAACTCTATTTGACTGAGGATCAGAGAAAAATTCTTGAGAATGTGAAATTAATTTTACATTAACCAATGCACTAGCATCCTTACCATTTCCACCAGTTATTGTGACAACAGGAACTTCTGTAAAATCAAATCCCCTATCAATAATTCTAAGTTCTCTTAAACTTCCATTGACTGCAAGAAATCCTGTTGCACCAGTTCCAACCGGATCTACTATAGTTAGTTCTGGTGGATTAATTACATCAAAGTCAATTCCAGGTGAAGATATTTTAATGTCTTCTAATCTTCCAGTATGAATTATATCGTTTGATTTATAGTTTAATATTTCAACTCCATTAACTAAGATTCCAGTAGAACCTGGTTTTGTTTCTACTTTAACATCATTATTGATAGGAGTAGCAATTTCCCTATAAAGTTTTTGTGACTCTATATTCTTATTTTTTGTTTCGGATCTTTCTAAAATATTGTTACTAACTGTAGTAGTACTCTCTATAACTTTAAATTTTGAGGCATATAAGTTAGCTAAAGATCTTGCTAATTTTATATTATCATTATCTATTCTGGAGACATAATATATTCCTTCACCACCATCATCTCCACCAAATAATGACGATAAAATTGTAGATCGTTCTATAATCTGCCCATCACCAACATCTACATTGTTTACAATTTTTTGTGGTGTATACGCTACAGATTCTCCACTATAATATCCGTGATTTTCTATATTTAAGGTTTCTCCTACAAATGTACCACTAAAAGTTTTTATTGATTTATTTGCAACAATTGGTTTTTCTTTATAAGAAGGTAAAGAGTTTGATGCAACTAAAATTGAATCTCCATATTGTTTTTTATAAACATTTTGAATATTTGCATGAAACTTATTAATTTGTGGAAAAAATGTAGATGTTGCTTTTCTTATATTTCGTTGTAAGTAATATTCTGCTTCAACACTAAGAGTGTCAGAAGTTTTAATTGTTATAACTTTAGAAGAAATAATATCAGAAACTTCCGCACTATAAACTTCAGTACTTGATGCCGAAGTAATAACTACACTATCACCGAGCAGTAGATAATTATCTTTATTCAAAGTTAATTTATATGTTTTTGGGGAAACATTTCCAATTAATTCAATATTCGCAATTAGATATTTTACTGGATTATTATACAACCAATTTTTAAATTTAAATGAATCGTCTTCAATACCAAGAGTTTTTATATTAAAATTATCCCCTGATTTATAATCGTATATCCCGTCTTGCTTTGAAAATCCAGATAAAACTGAAGAAAGACGAACTACAATTGATGAACTGGGATCGTTTTGGTCTGGTTTTACAAAAGCAAAATCTTCTGTACTTAATGTATCACCATCGATTAAAGTTTCGGTAATATTACTGCACTCTAAGAACTGGGTTATTGTTTTTGATGTATATGATACAATACCCGTTTGGTTAGCAACTCCTGTGGGATAGTCTACATAAAGGGTTCCAGAGTTTGGGAATCCAATTGTTGAATCAACATCAATAAAAGTTGATCCAGCAGAAACATTTCCAATTATGTGAGTTTTTGGTGCAACTTTAAAGTTACCTACAGTAGATCCAAGAACTCCAATATCTCTATTGTATCCATCATCATATGAGAGTTTAAAGAAACTTTTTCCAATCCCCGTATTAATTTTTTCTATACCATATATTGAAGTATATGTTTCATCATTATCCCCTTGAAATATAGTCCTACTGTCTAGATCTGAAGGATTTCCAAAAATTGGTTCAATCAGAAAATTAGAAGTAACTAAATTTCTAGCATTTGAAGGTGTAAATAAATATTCTCTTGGTTTTACAATTTCAACATTTACTCCGTAAAGAGCATTGAACAAAATCTTGTATGACTCATCTGTTCCTTTACTTGTATAAAAATCTTTTGCTTGCTTTATGAATAAATTTTGGTTAATATTGGATGAAAGTGGTCTGTCAGATAATCCAGGTAAAAGTTGAACTTTTGTTTTATTTAAAAATTCCTTTAAGAATAAGCAACTTAAATTCTGTATAGTATCGCCATCAGTATGATCTTCTGCTGATGTGGAACTGAAGACAAGTTCCCCTGGATTAGAATCTGACTTATATGAAGTTACTCCATTAAATCCCCTAATACATCCAGTAAAAGAAGATATTGTTTTTCCTGTATATGTTATTACTTCGTTACCTATTTTCAGAAGCCCGTAAGAACTAGGGAAATCCTTAGTTCCTTTTGGTGAATCCTCAAGATTTATATTAATAGTTGTTGCAAACTCATCAGTATCACCATTTAAAATTACTTCATGATCTATTGATGTTTGTTCGTCTAGTTTTATATATTGATCAATATTTTGAATTAAATCAATAGGACCACTTTTATATTCTTGTCCAATATAATACTGTTTTAAAAATTCAGAGATAAGAGGAAACTCATTCTCCACATATAGTGGGAGCTGACTCTTAACGATGTTGCTAAACTTGATTCTTGTTTCTGCCATTTTTTTGTATATCTCTGAATTAGTAACCGCCGCCAGCACCCGAAGGTGTTGATGATCCGCCAGAAGCACCGGAAGTCGAAGTTGTTCCAGTAAAAGAATTATTATTGGTAGTAGTATCTGCAGTAGTAACTACAGTAGGTGTAACATTGTCTGGGCCCCCAACACGAACCAAATTACCTTCTGCATAAGAAGAAGATACAATATAACTTGATGCTGAAGGATCTAATCCTGATGCGATTTGGTCTGACACCATTTCAAATGTACTGTTACTAGTATCTAGTTGCAAATAAAGGTCCTGTAATCCGACAACATCATTCGATAATGGAGTTGCTTGAATTTCAATAATTTGTTGACCATCTTTTTCCATACCAGCAGTAATATTAACTGCATTGATAGTTATTATCCCATTTACATAATCAATAGTTCCTACATTAGATCTTACAATAGATGGGTTTTGAGATCCTACATTTGGAAGAGTAAAGAAGAATAGTGAACCAGATGTTCCTTCTGAGTTTGGAATGTCACCAAGATATAGATTTTCAGTAATTCCAAAAATTCTAAATGCAGAAGATTTTATATTATATCCACTACTACTTGCAATATGGAATTGATTTCCAAATCCAATTTGATACTCTGCGATTGTACTTGGTACAATTCTCAAGTCTCTTCTCATTTTCATAATAGTAATGTTTGATGTTACTGATGGATGACTATCATCAATAATTTTCAAAAATTTACTATATTTAAAACGAGCACCATACTTATTTAATTCAGTAGAATTAGCATACTTAGAGGCATTAGTAGAAACTATTGAAGAAACATCAGCCGATGACGATGCTAAATTGGTGTTGTAATAAATTTTTGAACTTATTTCAATATAAAGATATTTAAGATCTAAGATTTCAGGTACAACACCTGCAACTGCATATTTCTTTAGTTTTAATTTAATATTTTCTTTAATTAGGTTTGGTAAGAAATCTCCAAATTTAGGTTTAATACTAATGAAAACTTTTCCATATTGTGGTGGATTTAATTCTTCTCCACCAAAGACTGAAATTGATTCAGTATCTGGATATATTTTTGCTGGAACAAGAGTTTCATAATCATCTGCAGTTACTGCGCGATTCTGAGTTGAATAAATTTTTGGTGCAAATTTTCTAACAGACTCTACACCTTCAATAGAAGATCCACCCCTAGAACTAAATTCTGGTGTTATAAGTGATATCCCAGATGTAACAGTATACTCATTACCATCTCTTGCATAAGTTATTCTTCCATTAAAGGAAAATTGTGAAAATCCATTTCCAGCATCTCCATTGGATGTCAAATATGTAACAGTAATATAATTTTGATCGTCAAGTTTTTTACCAAAACTTCCATCACCAAAGAAAAGTTCATATCTTTCGTCAGATACTTCTTGTAAGAAATAAACTTTTGATTCTGATCCAATATAAAATAAACTATCTTGTAAAGAATATTTTACAGTTGCTGTAGAAGATGCATTATTCTTAACGCTCACTCTAATCAATTCGGTATCAATACCAATGTTAGGTAAGATAAATTTTTGTTGAGGATTCCTAGCACTATAAGTAAAATTCTTCTCTATAACCGTTCCCTCATAGATTGGTATATTATTGAAAGAAGCAATCTTATTGACCACGGGGACGGTTATATCGTCTAAGATGCAGAATGACCCTGACCCACCACCAAAGACTCCCTGAGACGCTACTACGGTCCCCTTACGAAGCGTTAGAGATGCTGGTACGGGGGTTATGTTGGTAGTGTCAACAAAGAACGTTATTGTAGACGTTGCTGCTTTTCTTGATTTAGGTGTATATCCAATATTTCTTGCAAGAGCTATTACATTCTCTCTTAGAGTTGCAGTATCAATAAAAACTTCATTTGCCACCATATTGGCATTATACGAAGTAATGTACGTATTATATGCTAATACATCTAGAATTGATGATAAGTTAGAACCTTCAAAATCATAATCCGTAAAATTCGAATTTGATTTTAAATATTCTGTGAGAGTCGATTTGACTTCTTCAAAGTCTAAATTTGTAAAATTTACTAGTGGCATCTTACCTTGTTGGTTGCAATACGAATTCTAATTGTTGTGTTGGAAT